TGATGAGGACGCCGCCATTAAAGCCGTCGGTTCACAGAGGACTTTCTTAGTTCAGAAGCTTGAGGAGATGCTGGAGAAGATTGAAGGACGAATGGAGCTGTTCTCCGTTAAACAGGGCGTCAGTTCCATCGATAAGGACTACTGGAAGGTAAAGACCGAGATCATGAAGCTTCTTCTTGAGGAGAACTCAAAGAACCTCACCGATCATTTGGAAATGAAAAAGGCCAAGGCCGCAGACAAACATAACTCCGGTGCGTCAATCATTGTCCAGAATGCGTACTACATCCCCCGTCCTGGTGACGGGCGTGAGCGAATCGTTGACGTCGTACCACTCATAAATGAACTCTCTGAGGAAGCCAGAAAGATAGAGGCACTGATTGCTGATTCAAAGGAATTACAAACCGACCAAGAAGGCTCTTGAGTTTCACGCCTCCACCGCCCGATTCATCGTTCTCGTCGGAGGACAGGGCTGTATGAGGGAGGACTCACTTGTAGAAACCAAAGACGGATTAAAGGCCTTTGGAGACATCACGTCTCCTCAGTGGTACAGGTCTTGGGACGGCGAGTCTTTCGTTCACTCGCCAGGTACCGCTCCGTTCCCAAAAGGAAAGGGGATGTTGTACAGAGTTCTGCATGAGCGCGGAGAATTCGTTGCTTCCGGAGAGCACCTGATCCTTTCTTCTGACGGTGAGTATCGACCTTTGATAGGTCTTGATCGCGAGTCCGCAATCTTCGCTCCCCGTCTTCTGACCAGTTCGGTCTACGGCCAGTCAGAGTTTCTCGAAGATGTGCGCCATTCGTTTCAAAGAGCCTTAAGTTGTCTGGATGGTTATTTAGAGTGTTTCCGTCCACATGATCCACGACTTCCGTCTTTTCAAGGAATCTCCCGATCTTCTTCTCCATCACAAGTCGGTGTTCTAGGATCATTGGGTGACGCCCTCTCTGAGCTTTGCGTGCGCCTGGATGCCCTGCCGGAGCCCGAACAAGGACATAGCCGTCGTCATCAACAATCCTTCCGCCAGTCCACATGTGATTTCTCTCGCCAGGTTGCGGCCCTGACTTCAGTCTTGGGAGATTGTATTTCAACATCACCTTCTGAATGTATTTCGGCCTCTCACCCAAGATCTCCGCGATCTCGTATGATGACCGAACTCCGTCGCATAAAGCTGCTGCTCTCTTCTGTCTTTCATTCATTCGAGGAGACCTATACCAAATCCTCCATCTTGTCAATTGAGAAGACTGAGGAGGATTGGTACTTCGACATTCAGGTTGGGAACACGAATAACTACGTCTCTGGCGGGGCCGTTCACCACAACTCCGGTAAGTCGCGTGCTTTGATTGAAGAGCTGATCCAATCCGGTATCGACTACCCCAGGTACCCGGTTGCCGTTTATCGGAAAACCCTCCCAGCCCTTCGTGACTCTACACTCCACGAGTACCGGATGATGGTTCCTGATGGGATCGGACGGATGAACGAATCCGTTCTCTCCTACACCTTCAATAACGGGTCCTTCATCAACTTCCGTGGACTCGATGACCCAAACAAAGCCAAGTCCACGAACTACGCCACAATCGTTATGGAAGAGGCCGACGAATTCACATACGAGGACTTTAACTTCCTGAACGGTCGTATCCGAGCTGAAGGGAACTGGCCGCTTCGCATCATCCTTCTTCTTAACCCGGTTGATGAGAACCACTGGATCTATAAGACCTTCGTCACAAACTTCGACGCGATGGATAAAGCCGGTCGGGTGGTGAACGGAGATTCTGGTCAGGGCTGTCTCGTTATCCATTTTTCGACCTACGACAACGCTGAGAACTTACCTGCCGGATACATTGAGTCGGTCTGTGCCGGTCTCACTCCTGACGAGATTGACCGCTACATCCATGGAAAATGGGGCTCAATCATCAAGGGCTCACCGGTGTACGGGAAGCTTTTAAACCCGCTTCTTCACCTTCGCTCTGTGAATTTTGATTCCTCAATGCGCGTTGTCCGAGGGTGGGACTTTGGATTCAATAGACCAGGCTGCGTCTGGAGGGTCATCGATCCCTTAGGAAGAAAGAACATCAACTGCGAACTCCTCGGCGAGAAAGAGAACCTTGAGACGTTTGCCCGTCGCGTTATTGAGATGACTGCCAATAGGTATGGGAAGGTCCAGTGTTTGGATTACTGCGACCCAAGGGGCCACGATAAAAAGGATTCCGGCCAGAGTTCGGTCGATATCCTTCGAGACCTGGGAATTTGGGCCGAAGGTGAGCGCGGAGTCAGGGATTACGTCGAGCCCGGTATTGCAATCGTTCGAAAAGAGCTTTCTACTTTGATTGACGGAGTTCCTGAACTTACGGTTGATCCGCGATGCACAATCATGCGTTCCGCCTACTTCGGGAAATACGTGAGAGACGAGGATGGGAATCCAAAGAAAGATGGCTTCTATGACCATTTGGCCGACTGTGACAGGTACATCGCCTACAACCACAAGTCGAACTCGGTCGTAAAAGACATCATCATCGCGAGGAAAAACCGGCACAAGCCCACTCGCAACAGATATACGGGGTACTGATGCAGGCACCAAACTTCGCCAAAGATAAAGTCTTCGCCGAACAGATGATGACCAAGATGGTTTCCATCTGGCAGAACTCGAAAGCCAATCGCGAAGAACGCGAACGCAGGTGGATGGACGCATTTCTTGCCTGGTCTTCAAACCCGGCAGAGGTTCAAGACGGTAGGAACTATAAAGGCCGAGCCAACATCCGTGTCCCACAGCTCCGAAAAGAAATCGAGACTATGACCCGCCGCCTTGTAAAGGGCCTCTTCCAAGAGGACTACCTGAAGGCGATCCCAAACGGACTTGAGAACGAGAAGTCGGCCCAAGTGAACGCAATGATCGTTCGCCACTTCTTCGACAACAAGATGAATCTTAAACAATCTGTCATGCCGTGGGTTAAGCAGTGTGTGACTTTAGGCACAAGCCCAATGCGTCTTTACTGGAAGAAGGAGACGAACAAGCAGATCTTTAAGAAACGATTCTTTGAGACCGACGATCAGGGGATCTTGGTTCCAAAGATGCGCACCGTTTATGAAGACGTGGTCCTGTACGACGCTCCGTGTGCCGAAACCTGCGATATGTTCCAAACCTGGGTCTATCCCGACACGGCAGCCAACCCTTCTCAGATCCAAGCCGTCTTCTTTCGCCAGCAGGTTGACCTTGATTACCTTAAAAAGAAGGCCGCCGAAGGGTGCTATATCCTTCCCGAGGACATTGAAAACCTCGGCCGCGAAACCACGATGGAGTTTGATAAGACTCAAGAGCGTCTTCAAGAATTCGGCGCAACTGGATTCCGGCCTGCGCTTCCTGGACAAAAGCTCTACACGATCCTCGAATGCTGGGCGAAGATCATCATCCCTGGACGAAAAGAGCCAATCGCGGCCATCGTTGAGATCCTGGATGAGACGTACTGCATCCGTATTCAGCAGAACCCATACTGGTTCCAGGCCCCTCCGTTCTCATTCGGTCGGTACGTTCTCCCATTTCCTGGTGATTTCTACGGTCGCGGCCTCCCAGAGGTCCTCCTTCCGATGCAGTTCCAGCTCGATGACGTCATGAACCAGATGATGGACTCGGTCACAATGACCTTAAATCCGCTAACGATTGTCGATCCGGCCGCAGCTCCAAACGCTGATTCGTTTGAGATTGAGCCTGGCGGCATCTGGTGGGCCTCTCCGGATTCGGTAAAGCAGTTCACATTCCCCGATCTCACTGACGTTGGCATCAAGAACGCGTCGATGCTTAAGGGAATGATCTCTGAGCTTTCCGACAACCAGCCACAGATCCCAGACCCGATTGCCGGAAAGGCAAGAAGCACTGGCCAGGCGGAGCTTGCCATCGGCGAATGGCAGACGGACCTCTTTAACTTCATCGAACAGCTTTCAAATGAGGCACTGAACCCGTTTGCCGCAATGACCCATGCTCTGATCCAACAGAACATCTCCGATGATTCGGTAATTCGGATCACTGGAAAGCTTGCAAATGAGTACATCTTTAAGGTCGTGACTCCTGACGACATCAACGGGAACTACGACTTCAAGTGGGTTGGCTCGATCCAGGTCGAGGCACAGTCGGTAAAGACTCAGCAGATGCTCCAGCTTTTGAAGATCCTTCCGATGATTCCTCCTGGGGCCGGTGTGAACATGAACTGGCAGAACTTCATCATTCGCGTCATGAAGGATGGGTTCCAGATGAAGAATGTCGAAGAGGTTGTCGAGACTGATCGAATGAAGGCAACCGTTCCGCCGCTCATCGAGAACAAGATCCTCATGATGAATGGAGAGATCGAAGTCCGATACTCGGATAACGACGACATCCACATCAACTTCCATAAACAACTTCTTGAAAGCAAGGATGCGCTTGTCAGGGCTAAAGTCTCGGCTCATATTGCTGAGCACGAAGTTCAGAAGCAGAAGAAAGCGGAAGAACTGATGATGCAGCAGATGCAGCAGCAGATGATGGCTCAACAGGTCCAAGGACGAGGACCCAAGAATCCTAATGGAAATCAGGGCCAGTTGTCAGAGGCAACAGACCCGGCTGATCTCCAAAGAGGCATGAGGGGTTGACAGTGAAGAAAGTAGAGATCCACACTGAAGCAGGTGTAATGAATCTGGTAATGGATGATGAACTGAAAAGCGCCCTGCTTTCCTTGGTTAACCATCCTGGCTGGAAGCGCTACTCCCTCGTGTTACAATCCCAGAGCGACCAACTGCTCAAGGGATTGTTCCATGTAAAACCTGAAGATTACGCAAAACGAATCGGTGAAGCTAAAGGCTTATCCTTGTCTGTGAGCTTTCTCAGCTCATTGATTCGTCAGATTGAAATAAAACAGGACAAGCTCGTTGCTGCGGAATCGAAAAAGCAGCCGGTGCCCACATCGTAAGTAGGGTTTGAGGAGAAAGAAATGACAGTACCGGATCACCGTTTGGATGAGATTATGCAAAAGCTCCGCACATTCGAGAGCGAGAATGCTAGGCTTCGTGGAACTGTGGATGCGCTTATGCAGCGTCCTCAGCAAATGCAGCAAGAGCAAGCGCCAGAAGAGAGCCCGTTTCAGCCTGAGGTTGAGCGAGCGCTTCAAGCGCGTTTCGAGCGCGAGATGGCAAAGCGATTTGCACCGATCGAACAACAAACCAAACAGGCGATTGGAGCTTTAGCGGATCAGAACGATCACCTCAAGTTCTCACTTCGTTATGGGCAAGATGTCTATGAGAAGTATCAGGACAAGATTGAGCGTGTTCGCGAAGAGCGTTCGCGGACTGGCCAGTGGGTTTCGCGTGAAGACGCGTACCGCCTCGTCTTCTTTGACGAGAACGGGAAAAAGCCTGCGGTCAATCCACAGACAGCTCAGCCAGCGGCACCACAAGCACCCGCTGTTGATCCTTACACTGGTTTTATGAGGGAGCCGGCAGCGCAAGAAACTCCGGCACAACAGGGCCAAGCGACTGCACCGTTTCAGCCGCAAGCTCCGCAGCCACAGGTTGCAGCGCCGGCGCAAACAGCTCTGCCACAGCTCCCGCCACAAACCGTAGTTCCACCGGCTGCTGCCCAAACCCAAACACAAACACAGGTTCCATCGAAGCTGGATGTCGACATGACAGCAGATCAGCTTAGCGCATGGGCCGGAAAATACGCGGACATCCCACTATAGGGTCCGCATAAAGGATGATTTAAAATGGCAGCTCAAACTTTTAGCAACTTTTCGGCAGACGCACAGACGTATATCGCCGCGCAAACGCTTATGCGTATCAAGCGCGACGTTATCGTCTACGGCCTCGGCAAAAAAGAGAAGCTCCCGAACCGTTTTTCGAAGACGTTTCAGTTCACTCGTTACGAGAAACTGAACCTCCCAAAGGTTGCCCTCACTGAGGGAACAACTCCGAGCACGAACGCATCGATCACGATCTCTACCGTTCAGGCGGTAATGGATCAGTGGGGCGATTTCGTTAACATCTCGGATGTTGCGGACCTCACTGTGAAGCACCCTGTGATGGAGCAAGCGATCCAGCTTCTCTCGGAGCAGGCATCGGAAACAATCGACCGCGAGGTCATCAAGGTTCTCCTTGCTAACACGTCTGTGTACTACCCAGGCGCTGTCAGCTCGCGCGGTGGCCTTGCGTCGAACTCATACTTCGACACTGACACAGCTCGTAAGACTATCGCAGCCCTCCGTGGTCGCGGTGCTCAGCCTTACGAGGGTCGCTTGTTCATGGGCCTCATCGATCCCTACGTCGAGATGGATCTGTCGAAAGACAGCACCTTCCAGACGGCAGCATCGTACTCGAACATTCTGGTTCTCCAGAATGGTGAGGCCGGTCGCTGGATGGGCGTTCGTTGGGTAACATCGAACTTGCTCCCTGTTCTTGAGCGCCTTGCGTCGGTAACAACTGCATCTTCTGCGGCATCTGGCGGTTCGCTTGCGAACTCGACCACTTACTACATGAAGGTGACAGCGGTTGATAACGCGATCGGCTTCGAGACGGCGGTAACTGTCGAGCAGACCCAGGCAACTGGTGCTGGCGATGAGGCGATTGCGATCACAATGCCTTCGACTGCGGGCTACACATACAATGTGTATTTCGGAGCAACGACTGGCGTTCTGTACAAAGTCGCGTCTCTCCAAGACCCATCGGCTGTTGTGACAGTTCTGGCGGTTCCGACTTCTGGCGACACTCCTCCGGCAACTCCGGCGTCTGGTGTTAAGGTCCACTTCTCGTGGGTTCTTGGCAAAGAGGCGTTCGCGGTTCCTGAGTTGATGTCTCTCCAGACGTTCATGACTCCGCGCGGAGCGTCGGATTCCGATCCGCTCAGCCAGCGTCGTAAGGCTTCTTGGAAGGTGATGTTCAAATCCGTCATCTGTAACGAGAACTTCCTTGCGCGCATCGAGTCGGCTTCAGCCTTCTACGTTTAATCCTTGAAAACAGGATTTTTGTAAGTAACTTTGTATGGGGATCGAAAGGTCCCCATATTTATTTTGGAGGGATGATGGCTAAGAAATCTGTTCTCGAAGCTCAAGAAGAAGCGATGGCCGATGCGCCTGTAGTTGAAAAAAAGAAGATCGACAATTCTCAGGACATCGTTGAGGTGAACTGCTTCTGCCCGATCACGATCAATGGCAAAGAGCACTTCGGCATGGTGAAGGTGACTCGCCTTGAGGCTGAGTCGATCCTTGAGATGTTGTCTAAAAAAAAAGCGACTGACGCACGAATCCATATCGGTAAAGAATTCGAGCGTACTAAAGTAGACGGTCAGCTTGTGATCCGCGACGCTCACACAAAGCAACGAGTTGAGGCGTGAAGCCATCAATCGGTCGCATCGTTTGGTACATGAAATACGGCACACCGGGAGGCGAGCACAAAGCTGAGCCGTCTCCTGCCGTCATCACAAAGGTCTATGACGATGGAACAACGTGCCACCTGTTTGTCATGAATCCAAACGGATGTTACTTCAACAAAGTGCCGTTTTCGGCAGAGCTTAAGCCCGGCCACTATTCTTGGCCTGTGATAACAAAGGAGTGAATGTGTTTGATAATGAGGTTCTTTTCCCTGAGCGAGCGAAGTTTTACGGCAAAGGTCCAGCGGACTGCACCTGGCCAAAGAGCCAGCCTGTGACTGCGATCACGATCTCTCGCCCAACCAACCATGATGGTGAAGCGATGCAGATCACGGTCCCAGTTTTCATGGAAGACACGCATGAGGACCTCCGTATGCGTTTCCATGTTCTGTCGCAGATCGGCGACAAGCGTATGGACGAGAACAACCAAGCCCTCCTAAAGTCTGAAGAACTCCTCAAGGAGCTGAAGATGAAGAAGGAGCTTGAAGCGAAAGCTCACAGTGCTACTCTGGTGGCTATGAAAAAAGCGGCAAAGTCTGGAGACGTGGCCGCAGTTCATGCTATCGCCGGAGGAACTAATGACAAGGCTCCAGATCATTCAGGAAGCGCTCAACCTAGCTAACCGAACGGATCTTTTGTCAGAAGCCCGCTTGTGGCTGAATATGTTCTTAGACGGCCAGTACCGAAATCAGGACTGGCCGTTTGCTATGAAGACCGTATCTCTTCCTGTCACTCAGGGCGCGACTATCCCAACCGATTACCTTCGAGCCAGATCTGCCGACATCATCAATGGATCGAACAGACTGCCAGTCCTGTTTCTGACGCCAGAGCAGTACGACTTTGATCGTCAGTCTTCGATCAACCCATCGATCCCTCGCAAAGTTTTTGTCGATCAGTATGCGCGCACGTTCAATTGGGTTCCTGCTCCAAGCGAAGTCTTCACGATGGAGCTTCGCTACTACTTCCTGCCGGTACTTCCTGATCCGTACACGCCGATTGGAGACAGCGAGACTCCGCTATGGGCTGTGGATGACGATATCCTGATCCAGGCAGTTTATGTGAAGGCGCTTCAGTTTGATGATGACGCTCGTTTTGACAAAGAGAGTGGACGCCTTAAGGAAATGCTCCGCGAAGCGAAGATAAATAGCCCTGACTTCAGAGCTTCGACAAATCGAATCAAACTCGGCAAAAGCTTCCGCCGGAGGTTGTAATGACTGAGACCGAAATCCCGGTGAAGATCGTCGATATTCAGGGGGTGTCGAATCAGACAATCTCTGAGGATCTTCCCGATCAATATTGCACTTCCTTACAGAATCTGTACGAGCGCGTTCTTGGTGAGCTTCACCGAAAAGGCGGGACATCACAGATCACGACGACGTTCCCGGTTCAGACTGCCGTAAGTTCAGTGGCCGGTCTTGATAACGCGCTGATCCTAAGAAAGAAGTTTGGAAACAAGATCCACGTCCAGGCTGTTCACACGAATCAGACGAACGCCGACATGAACCCGGCCACCTACGTGAATCTCGCGACCCCGTCTTTCGTTACGGCCACTGGTGGAAACTGGGGAACTGCCATCGGATCACCAGCAAACACGCGCCTTGATTCGAACGGCTACTGTCAGCTTCAATACGTTGGATTTGGAACCAATTTCACCGAAGAGCATGCAGTAACGCGCGGAGCCAACAACACGCTTCGAGTCACTGTTCCGGCCAATATCGATAGCCGAATCCTTGGAATCAACGTCTATGTGTCGGTTGAGGTTTGGACGACAACTCCGACTGAGCAAACCGTATGGGTTGGATACATCGATCTGAACGCCAGCGGTACGCGCGGAACGACGTATGACTTCACCCAGGCACCGATCACGAACTACGGAAATCCAGGCGTCACTGGTGTCATGTTCGGTGCTCCGACGAAACCGAATTTCACGGTTGAGGGATACACTGGAGGATCTCTCACTCCTGGTAAGACGTACTACGTTTCTGTTTTGGAACAATACTTCTCGAGCGGATCAGGAACAGCGACCAGGGCATCCGCGTTTCGTGCGCGCGAGACGACTGTTCAGAGCGTAACGCTAAGGCCCGGAGAGACGTCGATCCGCGTGACGCCGGCTGCGGCCCCTCCTGGAGACTCGGCCTGCTACTGCATTGCTGTTGGTGAACACCCGCAGCTCATGCAGCCGATCTTCATTACGAACGTATTCGCAACGAAGTCCGACTCGAACTTCGTCTATTCGCTCCCGCTTGCTAGCCCAAATCTGTGCGGGATCACGCCTTACGATGCAACGCATAGCGACTACATCTGGCGGTATTGCGACTGCTCGCAAACGGATATGTTCTTCCGCTACTCGGCGGCGGCCGCCAACGGAACGCTCCCGATCTATGTTTCGCGGACGACCATCGTTAACAAGGCCGTTTACGAGACTTCTACAGACTTCATGAATCGTGTGGCGACGGTTGAGAACACGTTCTCGAGCATCGTTTTCCGCACGGTCGATATGTCGAGCGGGTCCAGGTATTGCTTCCAGCAGCTTGGTGACGTCGCTTACATCACAAACAACGCGTCAGAGATACAGGGCGTAACCCCTGGAAGTCTCAGCGATCCTTTTGAACTGTACCGAGGAATCTACCTCATCACCGATGGAACGATTTGCGGCCAGGTTGTGTTCGACTTCGGAACCACGGCCCCGCCAAAGTGCAACTTCATCACCGCTTTTCAGGAATCGATCATCATCGGCGGAGGACCGGCCGAGTCAGAGGCCTACAACAACATCTACTGCTCAAACGCCTACAACCCGGCGAACTTCTCTGATTCTGGGTCCGGCGCGAACCTAGCATTCATTGGCCTTGAGACGGCCGGTGAGCCAGTGATGGGCATGGGAATCTTCTCGATCACGACAGCAGACAACGGTATCAACACCCAGCTCATCGTTGGATCTAGGACGAAGCTTTTCAAGCTGAACTCAATCCCGGCCGCAGCCGACTTTGGATCGGCGTATCTCGATCAGCTTTCAAACAAGGTAGGCCTTGCCTCGCACTGGACTCTGGTAAATACGGAGATCGGAACGATTCTGACCGGCCTTGATGACGTTTATCTGATCCGCGATTCAGGCGAACCAACGCCAATCGGACAGGACATCTCAGGATTCATCAGCCCAGTGAACAAGACTCTCGGAATCGATACGTCGTACTGGAACGCCGTTTGCCACGATGGCCACTACAAGCTCGCCTACTCGGTGCCAGGCGCCGCCGCACCAACGAAAGAGGTCTGGCTCAACATCAAGAAGATGAAGGCCAACAAAGGCAAGCCAAGCTGGTACGGGCCGCATACCGGCCGCACGATCAGCTACTCAATTGTTGACGAGGTGCTGGCTCAAGGTGACATCGAGAAGAGGATCATCATCAATGTTGACGCAGATCGTAACGATTATGCAGACAGTCCTGCATATTACACCGACATTGGCGTGAACATCCCTACCGTCTTCGAGAAAGAGATCGTCGGAGATGGCGGCCAGTTTGCGAACAAGAAGCTGATCCGGTTCCAGGTTCGCGGCCGCGTTACGTCCCAGATCAACGCTCTGGCCAGGATCTATGCCGATGGAGTGCTTCTCTCGTCACAGGTCGTTCCATGGGTTCCGAAGATGAACGTCACAGACATCATTGGCCAGACGACACAGGTCTTCCCTGCATTCCCTGTCGAACGCTCTCGCGGAAGAATCATCAAGCTAAGACTTGAAACGGAC